GTCGTTGCCGGCCTCGATCCCGATCGCCGCGGCGTTCATCGAGTCGTCGGCGACCAGGCCGCACGGGTCGGTGCCGGCGCCGTTGGTGTTCGTCGGCCCGGCGGCGCACACGTAGATCGTGCCGTCGCGGGCCAGGTACAGGTTGCACAGCGGGGCGTCCTCGTCGCCGAACGTGCAGTAGTTGACGTCCGGCCAGCCGTCCGAGCTCGGGCCGGACGCGGTGTGGTGGATCATCACGTGATTGGGGCGGCCGGAGTCGTAGCCGCCCGAGCCGCGGGCCCGCGTCGCCCAGCCGTCGACCTCGATCACCGGCCAGCCGGTACGGCGGCAGACGTCGGCGAGGTCGGTGAGATAGCGGGCGCCCATCTAGAGCTCCGCGAGGTCGGCGGCGACCTTGCCGGCGAGGCGCCGCACGATGGCGCGGCGAGCGTCGTCGAGATCGCCGAAACGTTCGATGAAGCGAGCCAGCAACCACAGTCGGACGGCGAGCGGGTCGCTGTCGTCCCAGGCGTCGAGCGGGTCCTTGTCGCCGAACGTCACGGCGGGAACTTGACCCATGAGGTGCCGTTGAAGAACTCGAACAACGTGCCGATCACCGACACCGTGCCGAGCTCGGGGGTCGGGAGCTGCTGGGCCCGTTCGGTGCTCGAGGCGAAGTGGCAGAACCCGCGGCGCTGCACCACAGCCACGGTCGCGGCCAGGTTGGCGTCGTCGACGCGCAGCAGGCCCATGTCAGGCCGGCGGTTCGTAGGGGTGGGCCTGGACGGCGGCGGTGAGGGCGGCGTCGGTGATCACCGATTCGTCACCGCCCGGGTTCGGGTTCTGGCCGGCCAGCGCCGACTCGTAGGGCGGTTCGATCGACGGGTCGGCCGAGATCGCCCAGCGCTGCTGGTACCAGGCGGGGTCGGGATCGTCGACGCCTTCTTTGGCGTAGGCGGCGCGGACCCGTTGCCCGAACGCCTCGTCGGCGGCGCATCTGCTGACACTGTTGAAACTCACGGCTGACTCCTCAGTTGCGGTAGCGGGTCCACGACGACTGGGCGGTGACGTAGGCGACGCCGGTGAACTGGTCGAGCGTGATCCGCAGCTTGTATGACGGGTCCGCCCCGGCGCCGACGGCCCAGGACCACACGAGCGGTGTCGCGCCCCATGACGTGGTGCCTTGCGTCGTCGTCGCCCCCATCCCCACGACGCCGCCATCGCTCATGCGTTGCATCTCCGGGTTGCCCTTCACGGCGGACGAGTCGGAGGCGTAGCCCACGGCGGCTTGCATCGTCATCAAGGTCGGGAAGCCGACGGCCGGGATGGTGAACGTCAGCAGGTCGCGAATCCCGATCGTCGTGAACGTCTGGTTGCTGATGGCGTTGAATCCGCCGTCGACCTGGCGGGCCATCGGCGCCCACACCCCGCCGACGCGGTGCCACCAGTACCCGGCGGGGGCCTCGCACACCGCCCCATCGGGCGGGCTGACCCAGGCGTCACGGGCGGTGGTGGTGGCGAAGACGTGGACGATCTTCTTCGCGGTGTCCTGGTACCACGGCGACACGATCGGGTCGCCGATGTCGGGGACATCGGTCTGGGAGCCGATCACCTTGGTCATGGCATCTCCTCACAGGACATAGATCACCCGCGGGTCGGCGTCGTCGTAGTTGAACGGGGTGCGGTCGTAGCGCAGGGCGACCACGTTGCCCACGGCGCGCGACGTGCGTAGCGACACGACCCACGACTCGGGGGTGATCTCATGGGTGATCGCGGCCACGACGAGGGTGAGCACGACGAGGTTGACGCCGGTGGTGGTCGGCTGTTCGTGGTACCAGGTGAGTTGGTCGCCGATGCGGCGGTCGATGCCGAGCGCCCACAGGTCCTGGCGGCGGTCGTTGAGGTGCAGCACGAATCCGTCCAGGCGCAGGTAGCCGTCGCCGCGGCGGGTCACGACATAGTCGGCGAGGGCCTGGCCGGCAGCGACCCCGATCCACTGGTCGTTCGTGCGTTCGAGGGTCTGCGGGCCGTAGCGGTCGATCGACGCCTGGTTGGTGGACGTGACGGTTTCCCGGGCGACGTTGGTGAGCGTCGCCCGGTTGACGATCACGTCGTCGTCGGTGGTGAGCTCGGCGTCCCACACGACGAACGGCACGGCGCAGTAGTTGTCCGACAGAGCCGGGATGCTGACCTGGTCGATCCGGCCGGCCGGCCAGGTGCGGTTGCGGTAGACGAGGGTGCCGTCGGCGTCGATCAGCAGCAGGCCGCCGTCGGAGGCGGTGACGGCGTGCATCTCCTCGAGCGGCGACGCGTTCGTCAGATACGAGTGCAGGTGCACGGTGCCGGTGTCCCAGCGGGTCGGGCCGGCATAGGCGACGGTGGCCAGGATCTTGTCGAGGCGTTGGCCGACGGTGTCGTCGTAGTTGCCGGGGTTCCATTGCGGGCCCTGCTGATTCAGCTGGGAGAACGCGTCGAACGCTTCGACCTCGACGGTGCCGTCGGCCAGCTCGCGCCATGCCGACACCTCACCGCTGAACAGCCACCAGTCGGCGCCGTCCAGCACGGCCCACACGTCGAGCGCCGAGCCGGGCCCCCAGTCGACGAGGCGGCCGGCGGCGTCGTACTGGGACAGTGCGCCGTCGCGGTTGTCCAAGCTGAGCTGCACGTGCGTCGACTCGACGGGGCCGTCGGGGCCGGTCATGCCGGCGGTGATCGTCAGGCCGTGGAACTGGCACCACAGGTCCTGACGGTCGAACGGCCAGGCTTGGCGGTCGTCGTAGGTGAAGGCGTGCGACGGCGAGTCATATGACGCCGTGTAGTCGTCGTAGACGTAGTTGACGACGGGTTGGCGTTCCACCCCGATGTGCAGCACGGCCGGCCATGGCTCCACCGGCGGGCGGTGCCCGTCGATCGTCGGCGTGGCTCTATCGGCGGAGCGCACGGCCCCGCCCGTTGCGTCGCGCGTAGCGGTCGGCGGCGCGCACCATGTCGTCGGGGCGGGTGCCGCGTGGCACGTTCACCGTCACCGTGGTGATGTCGGCGGCCGCGAACGGGGCGGCGCCGGCGCCGCCGGACAGGCCGAGGCTGTAGGTGGCGCCGGTCGGTTTCAGCAGGGCGCCGGACTGGTTGGCGGACGGGAACAGCACCTTGGTGAAGTCGACGGTGCCCTGGGCGACGACTGGGCGGGCCTGGTAGTAGCGCTCGGCGTCGGCTTTGACGCCGGCGAGGTCGCCCTGGTCGATCTTGTCGAGCGTCGACTTGACCTCGGCCGGGTTGGCTTTGGCGTCGCGGGCGAGCTGGATGATGTCGGACTTGAGCCCGTCGATGTCGGACGAGGCGAGCGCGGTGCCGGAGGCGACCTTGGCCTGCATGCCGTCGATGCCGTCCTCGAAGCGGTGGAACTCGGAGTCCAGGTTCACGGCCCCGGCGAGGGCGTCGAACGCGCCGGAGGTCCGGTCGATCTGGAACTGCAGCTGCTGGTTTTTCGTCGTGAGCGCCTCGGTCGACGAGGCGGCGTGGTCGACCTGGTCGGCCAGTGCCTTGACCGTGTTCTGGTGGCGGTCCTCGGCCTCGACGGCGTTGCCGTGCGCTTCGGCCAGGGTCAACACGACGTCGGTCAGGTCCTTGAACGCCGGGGTGCCCTCGTCGGTCACCTTGCGTTGGCCGTCGGCCCACACCTTGAGTTGGTCGGGGGTCAGTTGGGCGAGGCGGGAGAACTCGGCGACCGAGATGTTGAGGTTGTTCAGCTTGGGGAGGATGTCGCCGATGCCGCCGAATTCGAGCTTGCCGGAGTCCTGCACCGCCTTGGTGTAGGCCTCGACGAGCGTCGTGCCCTGGGAGAACGCTTTGAACAGGTCGTCGGTCTGTTTCTCGTTCTGCTCGGACGCCTTGCGGGCCTTTTCGATTTCGGCGGTGAACAGCGACACGGCGAGCGTCAGGCCGCCGATCAGGACCCCCTGGGTCCCGAAGTTCTTGAGGACCGAGCTGAGCCCCTCGCCGGAGGCGGCGGCCTCCGTCATGTACTCGCCCATCTGCCCGAACGCGACCCCGGCCGAGCCGGCGACCCCGCCCAGGCCGCCGATGTCCTGGGTCAGGTTGCCGACGGCGTTGGCGGTCACACTGCGCGCCGACTCGGCCGACTTGCCGACCTCCTCGAACCCCTTCTTGGCCGGGGCCGTGTCCGGGGCCACCGGGACGTCGTTGATGTCCTTGAGTTTCTGTTCGACCTGATCCAAGTCGCCCTGCAGGGCGTTGATCTGGTCGACCTTGACGGACACTTCGGGGTCGTTGGCGTCGAGCTTGTCCAAGTCGAGGGTGAGGTCGGCGATCTGGCCGGCGATCGCCGTGGCGTTGGTGGTCAGCAGCAGGTTCGCCGGGTCCTGGGCGAGCCGATCCACTTTGGCCAGCAGGTCGCCGATGTCCTTCTGCGCCGGTTTCGTGTCGGCGTCGACGGCGACCGAGACGTCGGCCGATTCGAGGGCGTCGACCTTGGCGGCGACGGCGTCGATCGGCTTGGACGCCTTGTCGTCGGCGATCAGATCAATGCGGACCTGTTCGGCCATGTCAGGACACCGCCCGCGACACTTCGCCGTCGAACGCCGGCACGACCACCGCGATCACGCGTTTCTCCACCAGTTTCCAACCGCCGCGCGACGCGGTACCGGGGTGCTGCACGGTCATCTTGCGCATCGGGCCCTTCTTGCGGCGCCGGATGGCGTGCGGTTTGGTGCCGTCGGTGACCCACACCCAGCCGGCCGGGTTGACGCCTTGGATGCGGCACGTCGCCCCGGTGGCGGTGTCGCGGATGTCGTCGAACGCCTTGAGGCGCATCGCCCGTTTCTTCTTCCCTTGCAGCGGGCCGCCGGCCGCCGCGCCCTCCTCGGCGGCGATCCGCTTGGCGGCCTTGGCAACCTCGAACAGGGCGGCGCGCGGGACGTCGTGGATGCGGATCGCGACGGCGTGCAGGTTGGCGGCCGCGGTCACGCCGAGACGGCGGCGGCGGCGGGGGCCGGGATCGTCGGCGTCGACACGAACGGCCACGACGCCGTCGCCACCGCGGCCGAGCCGTCGCCGAACGTGCCGCCGTAGTCGCCGGCGGCGGCGAACACTTCGCCGGTCAGCACCTGCGTCGGGTCCGACGAGTCCGGGGTGAACTCGATCCACACCGCCTGGCCGTCGTGCGAGAACGCGAAGTACGACAGGCCACCGGGTGTCGGGGTCTGCCAGTCCTGCAGCCAGGCCAGCTCGAACGAGTAGCCGGTCAGCCCGGGCGACTGGGTCTCCCCGGAGCAGCCGGTGGCCGGGATCGTCGAGTACTTCGGGGTCGCCTTCACGACCGCCGACGTGACCTGGCATTCGACGGCCTGACCGGTGGCCAGACCGGCCTGGTCGGTGGCGACCTTGAGGGTCGGGGAGTTGAGGATCAGGACCATGCGGGCCATCGGCGGGTTCTCCTAACAGGCAGGGTTCGGGATCTGGCGGGGGTAGGTGAGCAGGTAGGCCGGGCAGTCCTTGTCGCCCCAACGGTCGACGCGGGCCGGGGCGAACCCGAGCGCCGCGTAGACGTCCTCGAGCCGGTCGAGGCGCCAGGCCAGCCCGTCGGGCTGGTCGGGGGGCGGGGTGACGATCCACACCGGGAACTCGCCGGCCCAGGCGCCGACGCCGACCGCGGCGGGGATCTCGGGGACGCCGACGAGCACGAACGGCGGCACCGCCAACGGATTGGCGGTCGCGGGCACCCCGGCCGCCGTGAGCTTGTCGACGAGCTCGGTACGGATGTCGTTGGTGACGCTCACCGCCGCCGTCCGACACCCAGCGGGTTGACGACGGGCAGCGTCGACAGCGGGGCGTCGACCTGGCCGCGCCCGAGCCCGCACAGTTGCTTGATGCGCGACCAGGTTCCGGTCGTGAAGAACGAGGCGGTCTCGTCGAACGACGCGTAACTGTCCGCCGAGCCACGCTCCCGGAACAGTGTCCCCCCGTACATCGTGGTCCCGAGCCCGACGGCGAAGCTGGGCGGGCCGGCGGCGGGGTCGCGGTCGTCGTCGTAGCCGGCCTCGAGCCGGCGGCGCCTAATGAAGTCGTCGGCGGCGTCAGCGCACGTGTCGAGGTACGGGTCGGCGGGGTCGACGGTTCCGCCGAGGTACTGGGCGATGTCAGCCGGCGACGTCCACACGACTCACACCGGGGTCGTCTTGACGAGGGCCCCCGGGTACTGCACGCCGAGCGCCCCGTAGCCGTAGACGGCGAGGTCGAGCCCGAGCTGGCCGACGTTGACGGCCTGCAGCGTGAACGGCACCCCTGGCGTGTCGTACCAGGTCGCCGCGGTGGTCAGGCCGAGCAGGTAGGTGCCGGCCGGCATGTTCGGATCGACGATGGTGAGCAGGCCGGCCACCGACGTATCAGGCACGAAGTTGCCGAGGTCGATCGACATCGACCAGTAGGCGGGCCCGTTCAGCGCGGTGATCCCGATCAGGGACGCGGCGGTGGCCCACGGCACGGCGAGGAACATCCGCCCGGCCGGCACGTTGGCCGGGTTGAGGGCGCCGAACAGGGCGGCGACGACGTCGATGAACGAATCGGCCAGCGCGGTCGGCACATCGGTGGCGGCGGCCAGCAGGGCCGTGATCGCGTAGGTGTCGATCACGTGGGAGTACGACGCCGAGGCGGCCCGCACGTATTCCTCGACGAACGACGGCGGCCCGAAGTCCAAGGTCTGCTGCGAGACGTCGTTGCCGGTGGCCCAGCTCTGCACCGGCACCGACACCGGGGTCAACCCCACTGGGGTCGAGTTGATGTCAGCCTTCTCGGCGGCCTGCAGGGCCACCGTCGGCGTCGCCGACCAACGCAGGAAGGTCTTGTTCGGGAAGTCACCGCGCTGCAGGTCGCCCTGGCGGATGACGGTGGTCATCGGGGCGCCGTGGTCGACGATCTCGACGATCTCGGGCTGGTAGGACGGGCGGTACATGCCGCCGACGTTGTTGGCGCCGACCATCGTCACGTCGGCCAGGGCGGCCTCGACGGTGAAGCGCGACAGGGTGGCTTGCAGCTCCTGGCGGGCCCGACGGTTCCCGGCCCGGGCGTCGGCGAACACTCGCCCGATCGAGCGCAGCGTGACGGCGTCGCCGGGGTTGGCCTGACGGCGGGCGGCGGGGTGGCGGGCGGCGGCCGACACCGGCACCACTTCGGGGACCAGCGCCACGACGTTGCCCGGTTCGTCCGGTTCGATGTCCGGGTTCGGTTCGTCGTCGGGGTCGTCCTCGACGGGCAGGGTCGGTTCGTCGGACATGGGGTCTCCCTGGGTTGCGGTGACGGCGGTGACACGGGCGGTGGGGTAGGCGCCGAACGTCAACAGCGACAGTTCGTGCCAGTCGGCGGCGACGACGTGCAACGTGCCGTCGTCGTCGGTCCAGTAGTCGACGGGTTCGGCGCCGACGGAGAATGCGCCCAACACGTCGTCGGCGGCCAGCACCAACGCCTCGTCGCCGTCGCGGGTGCGCGACACCCGGGCGGTGGCGTCGACGCGGTCGCCGCGGTCCACGACGTCGGTCACCCGGCCCAACGGGCGGGCCCGGTCATGGTCGCGCAGCAACAGCGGGCGCGAGGTCGGGTCGAGGGCGCCGGGTTCGAACACGACGGTGCGGCCGTCGGAGACGGTGCCCGGTATCCCGTAGGGGACGGCGACGCCGGTGACGGTGCGGGACCCGTCGGGGGCGGTGGTGGCGGTGATGCCGGGCTGGTCGAACGTTGCCCGGATCATGCGGGGGCTCCTGGCGGGTTGAACGCGACCTGCATGTCGTTGGGTGACGGCTCGGCGGTGCCGGCGGGCCCGGTCGTCGTGAACGGGTTGCGCAGCCAGGCGTTGAGGTCGAGGCGCACGAAGTTGCCGCGGGGCAACACGTTGGGCCCGGACAGGGTCTGTTCGATCGTGCCGATGTACGGGAGGGCGCCGAAGTCGATGAGGTCCGCTTTGGCCTGCTCGGCGTTCAGGTAGGTCATCCCGGTGCCGGCCGGGGCGCCGACCAGATAGGGCGGCACGTTGCCGAGCCGGGCCAGCTCCAGCGCTTGATAGGTGCGGCCCTCGACGAGCTGCATCCGGGAGGCGTCGTAGGAGGCTTCCTCGTACCGGAAGTACTTGCCGACGGCGGCGGTGGTGTTTTCGCGGCGGGCCTGGGCGAACGTGCGGGCCTGCTCGGCGAGCTCGCTCGAGGACAGGTCCTCGCCGCCGTCCTGTTCCTGCAGCCAGCCGGCCGGGACCTCGGTGCCGGCGAAGCGGTCGGCGGCGTCGTCGAGCTGCAGGGCGATCGACACCGCCCGGTAGCCGGCGTCCAGCAGGCCGTCGATCGGCGAGAGGAACTCGACGACGTCGACCGGGTCGACTTCGGAGCCGGTGACGGTGACGGTGCCGGTTCGTTCGTCGACCATCAGGTCGCCGGGCAGCACTCGTTCGAAACGGGACGGGAACGTGTCGGCGTAGCGGTCACGGATCTGCCAGTGGGCGCAGCCGTAGAAGAACAGGTCGTCGACCGTCCACGCCAGCATCCACTGGCGGGTACGGGACGGGTCGGGGCGCTGCATCCATGACCGGATCGGCACCTGTTGCTCGACGGCGGGGGCGGCGCTGTAGTCGATCGTCCAGCCGGTGATCGGCAGGGCGCCCACCGCGGTGCAGATCAGGTCGCGGGCCCGTTTCACCGTCGGCAGCGACATCGCCGCGTCGCGGCCCCACAACGTGCTGTACGGGTCGGTGAACGGGGTGACCGGGACCAGGTTCTCACCGCCGACGGCGAGCGGAAGACGCGCTGTCGGGCCGCGTTGGGCGAGCGCGACCCGCCCGGCCGCCGCGTGCACCGCGGCAGACGGTGGACGGGCGGCGCGGGCGGCGGCCACGTCGCGCCCCAACAGGGCGTCGAGGACGCGGCCCACGGTCAGGACTTCTTCGGGTTGACCTTGTCGGCGGTCGTCGCCGCCGCGGCCTCCTCGGCGATGCGCTTGTTGAGGGCGTCGAGATCCTCTGCGGCGGGGGTCGGCTGTTTGTCTTCGGGAGCGTCTGAACGGGCCATTGGCCACGAGATTCGGGCCATTGATTAGTAACAGTCAATGGGTGCGGGCGCTGTGGGGCCCTGAGAGCCGCGAAATCGACCCGCCCGGCATCTGGGTGCGGGCGATCGGCTCCGACACGGCCACGACGGGCCTGCCGGTGGCTCGGCGGGCGTGGACGGCCCACGCGGCGAGCGTCGCGGCGACCAGCGGGGAGATGTCGACCCGCGAGCGGGAGCGGGACCACAGCCAGGCGTCCCCCAACGGGCGCCTGGCCGCGCCGATCACAGCATCGTCGAGGGCGGCCTGGGCGCGGTGCACGAGCTCGCCGCGGGCGAGCAGGTCGACGAACGTGCCGCAGGCGCGGGCGTGGTCGCCGGCCGACACCGGGTCGACGTTGACGCGGACGCGGCGCAGCTCGGCGACGATCGACGCGGCGACGATGGCGTCGGCGACGACCGGCACCGCCCGGTACGTCGCCCGGGCGGCCTTGACGGCGGCGGCGACCCAGCCGACCCCGGGACGGGCGTCGAGGACCTCGACGACGATCCGGCCCCGGTCATCGCGCCCGGCGACGGCGAGCGACGCCGCGGAGCGGTCGGCGGCGACGTCGAGAGCCAGGGCGCCGGGCACGTACCTCGCCGCGGGTGTGGCGGCGGCCGACCAGGCCGACAGGTCGAGCCCGGCGGCCGCGATGACGCTCGAGGGCCGCGGCCACACGTTGAGGATCGCCCGGGCGAACTCGGCGTCGTCGCGGCGGGTCTCCCATTCATGGGCCAGGGCGGCGTCGTTGACGGTGTGGCCGTAGGCGGGGTGGGCGGCGCGCCACACGGCGGGGTCGGCGATGTCGGCGCCGGGCGGGGCGCCGAAGTCGAACAGGGCCACCCCGGGCGTGCGGGCTTCGCCGACGGTGAGCCAACGGTCGAGCCAGGTCGAGGCGATCGTGCCACCGGCCGACACGACCCACAGCTGGCGCCACTCCCGGGTCAGCTGGGCCGGGGTGATGCCGCCCTCGATGCCGGTGCCCTGGTCGAGGTCGAATGCCCACGCCTCATCGACGACGGCGGTGTCGACGTTGGTGGAGTGCAACGCTTCGGCGGTCGGCGCGAACAGCTGTAGCCGGCTGGAGCCGCGCCGCTTGTGGACGCCTTCGGAGCCCTGCGACTTGCGCAGCCGGTACAGGTGCGGGAGCCGCTCGAGCATCGGGCACCACTCGTCGCGGAACAGCTTGGCGGCCGTCTCGCGGGTCTGAGCGGTGTACCAGCAGCGGGCGTCGGCGATGATGTCGAGCCGGTCCAGCACGGCGGCCAGGGCGAGGACGGACTTGCCGGCGCGGCGCGGTACGACCAACACGACGACCGGGTACCGGAAGCCCACGCCGTCGTCGGCGAGCTCGCCGGCGACGGCGGCCACGTGGAACTGCCAGGGCAGCGGGACGGCGCGCCGGACGCGGGCGAGGTGGGCGAGGGTGACGTCACCGGTCGTCGGGCGGTCGGGATCGCGCGGCGTTCCCCAACGCAGCGACGAGAGCTGCCAGCTCGGCGTCGTAGCCGACGTCGCTGGCAGAGTCACGGCGCTCGCCGCGCAGCTCGAGCAGCACCGGCACCAGCCGGCCCGACAGGGCGCCGACGGTGAAGCGGGAGCCGTCGGGGTCGAGGACCTCGGCGTCGATCTGGTCGGCGAGGGTGCGGGCCAGGGCCACCAGGCCCTCGTCGACCGTCTCGAGCTGACCCATGCCGCGCTGGGCCCGTAGCTGCTGGTCGACGCCGCGCCGGACACGGGCCACCGGACGTCCGTCGCCGGGCCTCCCGATGCCCGGCAACGGTGCCTGCGCTCGATCCTTGCGCGCCATCCCGGATCACGCCGGATCGCATTGATTACGCACGGTCCGGGGCGGGTCGGGGGAGAGAGAACGAAAAT